GTTTTTTTACCTTTTATGCTTTTCGGTGAATTTTTGTGCCAACGTGCCAACAAAACTATAATTAATTGATTTTTAAATACTTAATTTTTGGACAAAAACTGTACAAAAGTAGCGCAAAGCCTTTGTTTTATTGGTTGCCAACGTGTGCCAACAATTTGTGGACAATTTGTGGGCAGGCCTGCCAACACGTGCCAACAAAAAAAAGCTGTGCCAACAGCCTGCCAACAAAACATAAAAGAAAAAATATATATAATATATTGATATATATATACTTATACATATATTTTATACTTTTGTTGGCACGTTGGCACGTTGGCAGGACTTTTTTTAAAATTATTTTTTTGTCTTTTATTTTTTGCCTTATTTTGGTGTTTGTGTGTTTTAGGATTCCAATACTTCGGCAAGCTCAGTATCCGTAATTCTAAAAAATGTAATTTTTCGGCAAAAAAAAAGCCCATCAACGAGTGATGAGCTTTTAATGGTGATCTATACGTCAATAAAGATTCACGATTTCCAATACGTCAAAGAGCTATTTGAACTTAATCAATAGGATTTATGAAACCAAGTAATCTGAGGCCGTTGACTCTGTTCCATTCATAGTGTCGAATTCTAGTTGCAACCATTATTCCTTCACGTCCACCTTTATCGGTTGTATTTCCTTCTATGGTTTCAAAAGAATCTGAAGAAACTGAAGTAACTATTCCAACATGACCAGTTGATAATGGTTTGCCATTCTTGTATGATCTCCAAACAACCAATGCTCCAATTTTTGGAACTGCTGATTTTTCGTATTCGGCACTTTCATCCAAAGCTTTGTATGATCTAACTGCTGAACCATTAATGTATTTTACTTTTTGGTTGCATTTGCTCCAAATTGTTCTTACAAAAAATGCGCACCATGGAGCACCCATGTACCAACCATTTGCTTTCATTTCGGCTTCAAAGATTTTATCCAAAAATCCTTTGTTTCCTGATATCTCCTTTTTGCCAATATACGTTTTGGCAATCGAAACTATTTGTTCTGAATTTGACATGATTAAAAAATTATGGTTTTTGAAAAGTTGCTCTGTTTCCAGTTAATTTGTATAAAGCGCCTTGAGGCAAATTTGTATCTGAATCAGCAGCAGCATCATTTGCATAAATCGGTAAGCCTATACCTGTTGAACCAGTTATTACAAAAACATTATCTTCTGCATTAAATATGATTCTACCATTACTTAAGTTCATTTGAGAAGTTTTTGTACCATCTGATGATCTTACAGCAACACTTCCTGAAACTCCATTTGAATCAATTTCTATATGCTGGAATGGATTGAATGGAGCAAATTCACTTCCAACTGTTATAATTCCATTAGGAGATTGAATCTTTAGATTAGCTAAAAGAGATTTTAACATTAATTCTGCTCCTGCTTCAATTGTTGCAGAATCTCCAGTTGTTAAACTTAATTGACCGCCAATTAAAAGCGTAAACAAAAGAGAATTTAAGTTTATGTTTCCATCTGGAAGTAATTTAATTAATGATTCATTTACTCCATCAGTTGCTTTGATATTTAATTCTCCTGTATTCGAATCACAATTTACTGAAAGTTCTAAATCCTCTCCATCGCCACTCTCCATTTTTGCGTAATTTCCTACCTCATGAACTCTCAAATAAGAATTGCCATTTATGTTTGAAATAGTGACTTGACTTCCCTTTAAAGCCATTATTAAAGCTGACAATATATTTATATTTCCTTCAACTGAATTTATTTCAATATCTCCACCACTCGCTCCAAAGTCAATATAATTTGTATCATCACTATTTGAAATATAAACAGCAAGTCCATAAATTAAAGCCTCTGTAAAAGCTTTCAAATTGACTTGACCTGTAGTGGATTCAATGTTTAAACTTTCAGATTTAAACTCACTTCTATTAGCTAATTCAGTTAAAAAGGCACGCATCACTGCTTCAGTAATTTCACCAGCTGAATTGTCTGGAAATTTTAAAGCTATTTCATCAATTAATTCTTGAACATTCATTATTTCTACATTTTAAATATTAAATCCACTACTAAAACCACTACTGAAACCGCCAGATAAAATTTCTGTCACAATATTTCCAGTATAAATTGGTGCAACATTACCAACTTCATCTTTTAAAGTTGCGTTCCAAGCGTTTTCATCTGCTAAAACTGCTCCTGTATCTCCATTTGTTACTTCAAAAAAAGCAGGAGAATCAATATTGCCAAATGTTCTGTATCTTCCAACTTTTTCACGTACCAATACTACACCTTCAAAATTTTGCATATCATTGAACCATTCATCTGAAGCAATATCTTTTGGCATTTTTATATCTAAGGCATTGCTGTAAGATTTGGAAGTTTCAGTTCCAACGCCTTCGTGCTTGATGCGCCCAGTGTTTGTGATGATGGTAACACGTTTAAAAGTTTTGCCTGCTTTCAATACAATATTGCCATCCAATGTGATTCCATCGCCAATTGCAGTTGTTGTTTTTATGGCTGGAAAAGTTTCAATATCGCATGAGGCAACAAAATACATGATGTAAATTGTTCCTGGTACGATTTTGCCACCACAATTGAATGTTAAGCCTTTAATTGTCATTAGGATGGAATTCTTAAATGTTCAACAATAAAAGGTTTTCCAAGGCTAACATCAATGAGTTTTCCTATAACTTCATTTCCTGCTAAGTAAACATCTTTAGGCGTTTTGTATTGTGCACCTTCAATTCCTTTGGCATTGAAATAAAATTCTGAACAAAATTGGCGATCATCTTGATTTCGTTTTCTGCCTAACCAAATTTTTCGTTTGATGTAAATGGCCATCCACAACAAACCAAAGAAATCATATTTCAATTTTCCGTTTGAAGCTTCAGCATAAGCAATCATTTGTTCGCGGCGATCAGTTGCCATTCTATCTTCTTGAATCCAAACTTCCATCTTTGCATTTGTTGCATGGTTGTGCCATTCTTCTAAAGTTAAAATTTTTGCTTTTCCAGTAGTTGCTTCAGCTTGCAACCATGCTTTTACTTCTTCTTTGAAATAGGTAAAACCAACATGATCAATTTCTGATTTGCTGAAAATTCTAATCAGAAATGATGCCCAAGATTTAGGAGAATTTAAGCTAAGTTTACGTCTGCACAAAACGTTGTAGACTTTTGTTTTATCTAGTTGATTCATAATTTAAACAGTTATTTGTTTTAATTCTTCCATCGTTGCGCAATCCATTATTAAAGCTTTTTTGCTCCTGCATTCTTCCAATGTTGCATCAACTGCTGAAAGTGCAGTTCCTATGAATGGCATTAAATTCGCTTGAGAAAGTGAATATCCAGTATTATCCAATGTGCCAATTTGTTTTGGAAATGTAAGTGTTGATTGAAGTGTCAACAATGAAAGCCAATTGAATTGTGCTTTTTCTGAAAGGGAAAATTGTTTTCCATCAAAAGTAAAACCTGCAGCATTTTGTGTTGCAACTTTTAGATCACATAAATAACATAAGTATTCTTTGAATCCTTCAATTGTTGTTAAATCATATTCTTTTGCGAAAAAATTCATAATTATACTTTTACGATTTCAATGCCTGTAATTCTAAAATTTCCTGTGTAACTATCAGCAGATGCTCCAGTTGAATTTCTGATGATGGTAACTTGCAATATTTCATCACCAGCAGTTCCAGCCATGTTGGCCAAATCAACTTCAAATTCTATATCTTGCAAACGTGTTGAAACATCTATGTTTTGCTGTGCTACATTTGTGACCTTAGTCATTGAATTATCTGTTGGTTTCACAAAAGCATAATTCAATAAAAGTCCAACTGTATCTGCTGCAACTCCATTGGATGAAGTTCTTGCATGAATTCTTAATTTTATGGTACTGCCATCGTATGCAATTCCATTTCCATCCATCAAATGAATGTTGAAAAATATAGAATCATCAGCAGCACCACCACTCATTGAAATGTAAATTCCTGCTCCAGTATTGGCCGCATAAGTTGCACCTGAAGTGAGCATTGCTCCAATAGGAATTTGCACTGGTTTCCAAGTTTTATCTACATATAAAGTATCAAAATATGTTTTTAAAGTTGCTTTAATATTTGCCCATGAAAGTTTTTTGAGCACATTTGAAGCAGCAGAATCCATCAATCCTACTTGATCAGCATCAACAGGAGTTGCTTTTGATGATGCAGAATTAATCAATGCACCTTCTGAAACCAAAGTATCACCACCAGTTATTGAAACATCTCCTGTTCCTTCTAAACTATTTCCGTTTACAGTTTTTAAAGGCCTTTTTGTTTGGATGGAAGAAGTTGTTTCATCACCAGTATTTGAACCACTTAAAGTTGAAATGCCTAAAACACTTCTAATTTGAGATGCTGAAAAGTAAGAAACAATTGCGCTCCATACAGGAAACTTTGTTGTGCTTGAACTATCTCCAGGTGAAGTTGATTTGTTTGCAGCATCTTCTTTTAAACCAATTGCAGTTGCTTGAGCAGTTGAAACTGGTTTATCTGCATCGCTTGTATTGTCAACATTTGACAAACCTACTTGAGCCTTTGTAACACTGTGGGGATTGTTTGTTAAACCTCTATGTGTTGTATTTAGGTCCACTGCTGAAGTAAGTGTATCAATCAAACCTTTCAAAACAACTCCTTGCTGTGCAGAAAGTGCTTTGGTAGTTCCACCAGTTGTTAAATCATTTATAATAATAGTTGCAATCCAAGTTTGAACATCTTCAATCGCATCAACTATTTCTTGAATAGTATCTAAATTGATGTTATCAGAATTCAACAATGTAGTTATGCCATCAATTTGAGTTTGAAGTCCATCTATTTCACCATCAACATAAATGATTGAAGCCAATAAATCCAAAGCATCTTGTAAGCCTGTAATTGCAGAAATGATATGCGTATGAGATGAAGGCGTAAATGTTGAAGGCTTATTTAAAATTTCTGCTGCTCCTGATGTTGCCAACCAATCTGCATTTACATTTGCAATTGTTGTACCATCATCAACGGTATTAACAGCACTTTCAATGATTGCATCAAAAAACTTTCGAGCATCTGATGCATTAACCAATTGCCTTCCATTGGTAGGAAAATATTTGGTTTTCAAAATTTTTAAATCTGCTCTACTTAGTGCCATCACTCAATATTATAATCATTTCCAAAATCATCGTTAAACTCGCCTTTCAAGTCTTTATTTCTTACAACATATTCAACTTCTGTTGCCGAAATTCCCTGATTTGATAATGTAAAGGAATAACTTTTTGCAAATCCTTGAAAGGACTCGTTTTTTTGTTGAATTACGTGTTTGATATCATCCCATTTTAACAATTTTAGAAGTTTGAAAAATGGAAATTGAGCCAACTTTGTATTGTTTTCAGAATTGTACAATAATGCTAGTTTATCTTTTTTGTAATAATCAAAGCAATTATCATCTTCATTGATGTAAACCGATGAAAATCCAAAAACATGTTTGATATCAATTTCTGTTGAAACTGTTTGACCTAAAAAACCGCCAACTTTAAAACTGTATGTAAATGGGTGATCAAAAGTTACATTTCCAGCTGGTTCATATATTCCAGTTGTTTCGTTGAAAAATGGCTGAACTGAATCATAAATCCCACGAAAACAACCAAAGTATATTTTATCAAATATTTCGGCATCGTTTTCATACAAATCAGATTTATATCTAAAAGGTGAATTTGCCCTGGAGAAAATCTGACCATATGCATAATTTTTCCATAATTCTGCTGTATTTCCAATTTGATCTATATATTCAGCATTTGTTCTTGGCATACCATTAAATGCACCAAAACAAAATGTATTTATAGGTGTTGCAGTTAATTGATTTTCTGAATTAGTCAATTTTGAATTAGGATAATTTCGGGTGTTATAAGGATAAATGAAATTACCTGATACATTAGGATCACCATCCATATCAAATGTTCTGTAATATATGTTTAAAGTATCATCAATTTCATAAGAAAAATTGCTTCCACTTATAACAATTGATTTATCTTTATTGTAAATATCAGAAAAAAACTTTGTTTCATTGTTCGGCTTTGATTTAATTCTGTTTTTTGAAATAAGAATATCAATTTGCGTTTTTTCAATCACAAAATAAGCATCAAATACTTCATTTAAAAGTTGCAATAAACTATATAGATTTGTATTTGTTACATGATTTTGCTCGTTTATTTCTGTTCCATGAACATTGTATTGTGTCGTTGGTCCAAACTCTTCTAATTTATCTAACACATAATTATTGAAAATAAATAGATCAACAAATTCAGGTATGTTTTTTAATTCATTTACGCGCACTTTTAAGCCGAATTTGTCTAATATTTTATTCAATAAATAATTCGCTTTCAAGCATGGAGCAACAGAAGTTATCCATTGTTTATTCCCCAATGCCAATGGCGTTTGATATCCTAATTTGTATTCTCCAAAAATATTTCTATTCAACAATTTTTCGCCCCACTCAAAAACACTGTTATATTCTCCAGGTTCAACATCTTCTTCCAAATCGTAACCAAATGGAGAAGTAATGTGTGGAAAAACATGTGTTTGTTCTAATTTTGGAATAGAAAGTGTTGATTGCATATATGCTTCCCACTTTGAAATCTTTATTGCTGGAACATCAGTTTCATCACAAATTTGAACCACTTGCAAATCCAATTCAGCAAATTTGATTTCTTCACATTTTTTTCTGAAATATTTCCCTTCTGTAATCACATTCACATCAATTGTATCTGAATTGTCACTGAATGAAACGATGTAGGAACGAAACATCCAAATTCCTTTTACAAAAACATCAAAAGTTGCTTCTTGTTTTTTAAGCAGAAGTTTGTTTTTTTCGGTTCTTGGCAAAGAAAATGAATAAGAATAACCTTCATTTATGAAACTCGCAGAAAACAAAGGATTTTCCACCTTCATCTGAATTTTAATTTCAGGATCTAGGTCAATAAATTTTCCGTTGACTTTTACAGTTATCATGGTGTGATTGTTACTGTGAAATCATTATTTACCAATCCATCACCAGCATAAATTCCAGTTCCATTAATCATGGCCAACGTTTCTGCATTTGCAATAACCGTATTTGTAAGGTAAATATCTACATGATGCCCATACATTTTTCTGAAATTCCAAAATTCACGAATGAAATCTTCTAAGGCAATTTCATCCAGGTCTAAGTTATCAATTGCGAAAATCAAAATATTAGGCAAAAATCCAATTGAAAGTGCTGTGATTGGAGTATCAACCAAATTTACATTTTCTAGTTTTGACAAACGATTCAAATAAAAAGTTCCTTCAATTAATTGATTTAGAATGTTCAGATTTTTCAAATTGTAAAACGCATCTAAATTCAAATCTTTTATGGATGCTCCATTACTTTGAAAGAAGTTCACATCTTCAAAACTTGGTGCCTGAAAATAGATTCTTTTAAATCCATTTCGTGCATAAGATGGTGAAATATTAGCCGTTGGATGAATATCAACTGTAACTAAATTTGCATTTGTTTGTGCTAAATTGTAGCCAATAAGTACATCACTGTAAGTTGTGTTGTAAGATGCCAGCGTGATTGTTTTGGTTCCAGTTCCACCAAGCAAGAAACTCATTTGTTCATATTTGTATTCAAAAACTCCTTGCATCTGTTTTTGAGTTCCATCACTTAAAGTTACATTGGCTTTGTAGGAATAAATACCAGGTACCAGCATTTCAGTTTCCCAATCTGAAGGAGTTGCAGGAATTGCATACTTAAAATTCACATCATCAAAGATTAATTCTTTTACTTGAGCTCCAGTTTGATTGTAAATGAATAAATTCTCCATTGCTGAAATATTCAAGCCATTCAGTAATAAAATTAAATCTAAACCATAACCATTTTTTTGAACTTCTAGGCTTGGCAATGTTGGGAAAAATGATGCCCTGTCACTTGAATTTGCTTTTAACAATTCCAATTCAATCGTTTGCACAAAGTTTGAAAGCGAAAACACATCTTGTTTCGTAGTTTCGATTATTGCTGGAATCCAACGTTCATTTTCAAAAATGAAAGCATAAGTTGAATTGATCATTGATTGCAGACGATTGGCCGCTAAACGTTTCATCATGGAAGATTCCAAAATGATTGAATTTTGGTGCTGTGATGAGAACGTGAAATTCTTTGCTCTAAGATGCGAATTATTGTAAAGCAATCCACGTGATGCAACTTCGCGAGAAACGTTCATGGTTTCCTTCCAAGTGGCATTTGTGGAGAATGATTCAGCAACCCCAAATGAATTGAAATACAAAATATATTTCTTTTGGCACAAATCTTCATAGTAGTATAAAAAAGTACAAGCTGGTTCATCGTTATAATCTTCAATTTCTAAATTATATTGATAAACTTGAAATTCATATTTTATAACTTTTTCACCATCACCAAGAATAAATAATTCTTCTGTATTTGGATTGTTTATGTAGTTTTCAATGTTTGAGAAAAATCCAAAACTTTGAAATTTCTTCAAATCAATATAAGTTATAATGTAAGTTGATAAACCAAAATTGGTCCACACGTTTAATTTCAAATAGCAAGATTTTTCTTGATTATCATTCATGAAATACAAGAAATCAATTTGACCTTTATTGATGAATTTTCCTGAAGGAATCCACGTTAAAAATTGTTTTGCAGTCAAAATGTGATTGATTCCTTCATTGGTTACTTCATCATCTGTTGAAATTCCACCCCAATGTGCAAATAATCGTGATGATTCAATTTGATTTTCAACTGGTTCATTATTCCAAAATTCTTTAAATTGAACGTAGTATTGTCTTAAGTTTGGCAACTTAAACCATAAATCTGGATTCAATGAATTGCTATATGGTGGAATTGGAATTTCATCCCATTCACTTTCAATTTTCCCATTAATCAATTCGCTTACATCCAAAAATCCTTCTGCATTTTCATCCAAAGCAATATCCAATGTGGAAATCAATTCAAATTCTGAAAGCGAATCCAAATCCTTTCCAGGATCATTGTAAAAAACCAACGCTTTCATTTGATATCCTTCACGCTCAGATGGATCATTGAAACTTGATGAAATCGTATAAGTGAAAGTAAATAAACCTTCATTCAAATTTTCGTCAACATCTTGAGGAATCAATTCTTCTATGGCTTCTTTGGCCACGATATCAATTTTCCCATTATCAACCAAAACAACATCGTAATAAGAATTCAATTTCTTGATTCCCTTTAAAGCTTCAATCAATTCAGTTGTAAATGTTGCCAATGAAATTGGAGACAAATATCCTTGCACATCGCCTTCATTAGCAACTGAATTTAAGGTTCTGAAACGTACATATTCTTTTCCTAATGTTTCAGGATTTACAAAAGCAAATTCAAAGAAATATCCAGCAGAAAAACTTTGCGCAAATTCGAGCCTAATTTTAGGATAAATTTTTTCAGATGGAAAAAACTGTGAAGATTTTACCCTAAACAACATTGAATTTTTAGTCAATGCACATGGAGCTGGTTGTTCTAATAAATATATCATTGATTCCAAGCATTTGAATTATAGCAATCATCGAAAATCAAATTCAAGGAAACAACAACTTGCACACCAACAAATTTTACACCACTGACATTGAATTCGTGTGGCAAAACTGATACTTGAGAAGCCGAATCGAAACTATTTTCCCAAATTGGCAAATCGTTTGCAGAATCGTATTTGAATCTTCGAATGAAATCATCGTTGATTGTTCCGCATAAACTTCGAGCATCCGTTTCCAATTTTGGATTTAATTTTCCTGCTGATTGCATGATGAAATACATGATTTCGCGCGCACGAATTGGTTCTGGATTTTCTTCATTCGATTTTACTCTATCCAAGTAAGGCACAAAAATGATAAATGCACCCTGTTCGGGACTAGGCAACTGATGTTGAATACCGAAAAGAACTTCTTCCATTGTTGATTCAAAGAATTTCTTTTTTGAACCTTCAACATGAAGCACTTGCTTGTGTTTTTCTGCAAGTGTCTTAAAATAATCTCGCCAATCTGTATAACTCATATTGCAAAATTCGTTATACACATACGCGTGCGAAAGGACTTATTTACAATAAACTTTTCATCAATTTTTAGTTGCGTTGAAACGTGATCTATTTTTATCTAGATCTTCAATATTTTTATCAGAAAAATAAACACCAAGGTTTGGCAAAATTCTAATCAATTCAGAATAGAGTAAATTGTTTTGTTTCAATAAGCCAGAAATATCACCGCCACCCATTTGAGGCGCACCAGTGAAACCACCTTCTGCATATTGTGGCACACGGCCAAGGCGTTCGGCTTCAATCATAGAAACATAATTGGCAACTGGCTGTTTACGTAACAAATGTGCCGGCACAACATATTCTGTTCCTTTTTCGCCAAATAAACCCAAAATTGGACGATTTGGCGTGAATCCTGGTTTCAGTTTTCCAACTCGTTGTGCTCTGTATCTTAAACCATCTTTTGCACCAGTAACATCAGCATAACCACCTTCTGCAAATTGTGGAGCTTCAGGAGGTGCTTGTTCCGAAATCATTGCCAATTGTGCTGCAGTTGAAGCAATAACCAATGGAACTGCAAACGCTGCACCAACTCCAGTTTGCGCTGTAACTTTTGCAATTGCCAATGCTCCTTGAATAATTGCTTCAGCAGTTGCAAAGGCTTGGTTTTTCTTGAATTGGTCTAATTCAATTTCATATTTCTTTTTAGCAGTTTCTGCATCAAGTTTCTTTTTTTCTTCATTGTACTGATCTTCTGTAATCAGTTTGTTTTTTAATTTTTCATCCAATGCCTTTTGCTCTCTGTTTTGGCTTTGGTTCAAATCGTTCAATTCACGTTGTGATGCAGCATCAGAAAACTGCTTAGAAATATCTAATATTTTACTGATATTATTCAAAGCATTTTCTGCTCTGTCATTATCAATTGCTTTTAGTTCCTCAGCAGATTGCGCATTGATATCAATGATATTTTGCTGATGCTGAAGTTCTAATTCTTCCTTTCTAAGATTATATTCTTGAACGGAAATAATGCCATCATCACGCTGATCCATTAAGGCTTCCAACTTGCGTGTTTTTTCCAAATCGGCTTGTTCCTGGAGTGCTTTTTCTAAATCTGCCTTTGCTTGAGCATATCCTGCCAAATCACCATCACGAACAGCTGAAAGTGCCGCTTTTGCTTTGGTAACTTTTAGATCAATGATTGCATCTTGCAAGGAATTTTGTTGTGCCAAAAATTGAAGATTGGCATTTTTCTCATTCTCATAATCTTTGGCATATTTTTCTTTACGGTATTTCTCTTCAATTTCCGCTTTGCCTTTCTCATATTCTTCATCTTCCAAGGCAATCAAACGGTTGTATTGTTCTGTTGCTTTGATGCCAATTTCTCCTTTTTGTGCCATGAGTTTCATGGCCATTTCGATTTCTGCTTTATATTTTTCTTCAATCGAATTTTGTAGCGCAAACAATTCTTTTTGCTTTTCATCGGTGAAAGCATCTAAAATGGTTTGATTACTCAAATTGGATGCTAATTTCTCAGTATCAGCAATTAATTTGGCTAATTCTTTTGCAAGATTTTCAGCGTTTTTCTTGACAGTATCATTTTTCTTTTTACCATTTGCGCCAAGTTTCGCAGTAGTTTTTTCATCAGATTCAAGTACTTGCTGATTTTTGGCCAACAAATCATCCAAGGCAGATTGTTGACCTTTGGATGCGTTTTTAATGCTGGCTTCTAAACCTTTGATGAAACTTTCAATTGCTTTTCTTTTATTAGGATCATTTGTTTTTGCTAAAAGTTCATTTGCATTAGCTAATTTCCTTTCAGAATCTGCAATTATATCAGACTGAATTTTAAATTTTGAACCAAAAGTGAAATCAATTCCTTCTAAGTTTTTCTTAACTCCTGCCATTGTATTTCCCAAATTCATCAATTGTTTTTGTGAAGTTTGGCTTTCTTTCATTGCAGCTGCAAGTTCTTTGGCTTTGGTTCCAATCATGATCATGTTGAGAACTCCACCTTCTTTTTCTAATTTCCTAATTTCGGCACTCAACATTTGAACTTTCATAGTGCTTTCAACTACACTTGCAAGTAATCTTTCTGCTTCTGCTGCCTGAGCCGATGCCAATGCCTGATTTAGCAATTCTTTGTTCATTTCCTTTTGTAAGGCAATTGCGCCTTTTTGCGAAAGTTTATGCAAATCCAAATTGGCTGTGAGTTCAGGATATTTTTCTGTTAAGGCTGAAATTATCTGCTCATTTTCATTATTGATTCGTGCAGCTTCTTCAGCAGTTAAATTTCCAGATGCAAGCATTTCATTATTTCGTGCCAAAGATTCTGTTAAGGTTACATTTGCTTCAACTTCACCTTTTATGGAATCAATTACATCCATAGATATCTCATTGATACGAATCATTTCTTCATAAAAATCATGAAGTGGACCAATCCCAAGTGTTAAGGCATCAGCAAATTTGTAGAAAACAGTTTCCAATTTCATGGAATCGGCTTCTTTTAAACCAGTGATCAAATCAGAAGTCCAATTCAACACATCGGTACCAACCTGAACCAATCCACGCATTGATTCTCCAGCACCGCCAATTGAAAGTGTGAAACCTTCCCAAGCAGAATTCATTTTCTTTAAATCACCATCCAAATTATCATTGTTAATTCGTTGCTGTTCGTAGGCTACATTTGTGCCTGTAACTGCTTTTGTGAGTGAATCAAATTTTGAAATATTGCCTAAAATGGTTTGCCCGGCAACAACGTTTTCTTTTCCGAAAATTTTCACTAATGCCGTTTGATCCTTTTGCACTTTTGCCAATTCTTGCAAACGGTCTTTTAAAGGAATGGCTTTGTTCATCACCATTTCGATATTTACGCCATATTTTGCCATGGCTTTTTGCGCTTCATCTGGCAATGCTGATGCTGTGGCAACATTCAACAATACGTTTCGCAATTGCGTTCCTGCTTCTGCTCCTTTGATGTTCTTTTCGGCCATTAATTCAGTCAAAGCAACCGATTCTTCAAAAGTTACATTATTTGCTGAAGCAACTGCACCAAATTTTTCAACTGAAAGTGTTACATCTGAAATTTCGGCTGCACCTTCTTTTGATCCTGCTGCCAAAGCGTTTATAATTCTTCCCGATTCTGAAGCACCCAAATTGAATTGGTTCATTGCGCCTGCCATCGAATTGGCAGCAGAACCCAAATCCATTTCGGCTGCTTCTGCCAAAACAACGGTTTCTTTGGTAACTTCTGCCAATGCTTCTTTATTTTTCAATAAATCGGGACGTGCAGAACCAATGAGTTTGAAAGCTTCAACTGTTTGAGATGCCGACATCGTTGAAGTTTTACCCATGGCAATGGCTTCAGCTTTGTAGAATTTCATATCTTCTGTTGATGCTCCTGTTAAGGATTGCAAGCTTGAAAGTGATTTTTCTAAGGCTTTGTTGTTTTGGTACCAGGAAGAAACAGCCGATGTGATGCCACCGATTGCTGCGCCTGCAATTGCCAAACCGCCAGCCATTGGTGCAAATTGCATCATTAAGCCCTTGATTCCTGTTTGCGCTTGACCGTATGATGCTCCGATGCCACGGATTTCGTTTCGGTGGGCTGTGAGTGCTTGGTTTGCATTTTTGAGATCACCAACTTTTGCATTGTATTTGGCAGAACCAACTTCTAATTGGCTTACTTCACGTCTTAAATCGGTAACTTTCTTTTTAAGTTCATCCAATGCGGCACCAGCAATTTTGCCTTCAATTTTAATAGTACTACTCGCCATTACATTCTTATTTTGATGTTAGCATCCAATGCTTGTGCGGCATCTTCTGCAATTTCTTTCTGAATTAATTCGGCATAGTATGCGTTGAAAACTTCATTTGCTTTTATCCACGCAGGATTGAGAATGCTATTTCGCCAATAGGTTGCTTTGATTTTTTTTGTACCAACATCTAAGAAAACACCATAAAAATTGTATTTGAATTTGATTCTGTCTATTTCGTCAAATTCTGATTTTTGAGGTGTGGCACGCAAAGATTTGAGCAATTCTCCTTTTTCTACTAAACCTAATTTTGTGATGCTAAACATCATTTCAGAAATAGTTTGCGCACCAATTTCCTTTGCTAGTTTTCTAGCATGTTCGAGGTCGTAATATCTGAATGAGGCTTTTTGCATAATACGAAATTCGGTATATGCGTGCGCGTGCGAAAGGACTCAATTATAAGCTGAAAGCAAAAAAAAAGCCCTCCGAAATGGAAGGCTGTGAGATTAGTTTTTTTTATGATTTATTTCATCTTCAAGTTTATCTAATAACTCTTTTGATGCAATAAAAATTCTTTTATCAGGCATTTGAATTAAATTTATTTTTCCGCCAGTAGTAAACATAAATTCTTTTTTTGTTTCAATATCACAAACCAATCTTCTTTCATCTGTTGGAAGGAAATCACTTTCAAAAATCAATCTCCCTTTATATTTGATAAATCTATTTGTGTTCATACTTTTAATTTTTTTCTAAGTTCGATTAATTCTGAATATTTAAATTTTTTATTATAAATTTCAAATGATAAATCGGATTGTAAAATTTTATATTCTGAAGTTCTAATTTCAAATATTGATTGTGGTTGATTTTTAATTTCAAAAGTAAGTATGATGTTTGTACTTTCACCAATTTTGCTTGATATTCCTTCACATGATTGTAAAATCCAAAGTAAATCATCACTGTAAGTTGGTTCTTTTTGTGTGCAATCTGGTAACTGATCATCAATAATCATGTGTGTTGGATTTAAACCGTTTGTTTTTTTTAATTCTCCATGATTATTTTCAGTTCTAAGTTTATATTCTTTTTTGTCAATCAAAACAAGTATAGCCATCTTTTTATCGTGCATCAAATCGTAAATACTTGATTCGGGCATACCCATTGAAATTTTAGCACCGCCTTTAACTTTGTCTGCTGAAATAAAGTTTCCACCAACCTCAACTAATCCTGTTCCGTTTTTAATATCATCTTGATTCATTTCATCAAGGATTTCAAATAATCTTTTATTTTTCATCTTAAAATATACTTTTAGTTAATTCATATTTTCCGTATTTCTTCTCATATTCTGCAATCAGTTCTTGGTAGTGTTTTTCGGCTAAAGTTTTTCCATCTTGCAACCACCAATCGGTTGGTTTTTTGCCATACCAATACTGATGAAAAAGATTGATTTGTATTTTATGAATGAGATTAAGCTCCTGCACGAAATCGGGAGCATGGTTTTTGTAAGTTAATGCAAATTCACGTGCAGGAGTTTTGATGTAGAATTGTTGCGCTGGTGTCATGGCTTGATAACTTTAAATTTTACCACCCAAACCCAAGGGTTGGCATGATATGATTCACCACCGTTAATTGACCACCAAAGAGTTTTAAAAGATTCGGCAGCCGACATTTTTATATAACCTCTACTCAAATAATCTAATCTAAAAAGAGTATCTTCATTTGCACCGTTTTTACCAATTTTTTGTTCGATACCTTCTGCAATTGCATCTTCTTCAGAAATATCTTTCACACGCTCAACTTTTATTTCTGTAATTTCTAAGAAAATGCGAGCAGCTGCTTTTTTCATTAAAAGTGAAGGTGTCCATTTTACTTCTGCTAAATTATTTGAAGCTTTATATACAATTTCGTTCTGAAAAATGCAATGCGTTTCTTTAACGTAAAGGATATCACCAACTTTTCCGTATGGACAATTGGCCATTTTTATCATGTTGCCTTTTTCGTAAGCATAAAACTCTGGTAAAGGCCCTAATTCTTCATCTATTATGTTTTTATGTTTTACAGATTCAAAATCTTTAGAATCTTTCACAACTCTCCTTGTTTGTGTTTTAGTACCATTCAATAATGCTTGCACCATTGGCGTACTAAATAAAATCGGGCGTTCTTTTTTCTCTGACATCACATTCAATTTAAAGTGGATAATTCATTTCCTTTAATAAACTCAAAGCATCTACAACTGGAGTTCCTTCACTGTGATTCAATACATTTGAAAGTGCCAAACAAAGTTTTTCTTTTTGTTCTTTCAATTGTTTCGCTTCTTTTTTCAAAACTTCATAAAATGATTCTTTTGAACCTTTTTCAGGCTTTTCAATGGTGATGATAAATTCTAATTCACCACCAGAAGTAATTTCTTTAATAAATCCTTTTCCTGCTTTTGGTGGATTGTTTTCAGAAAGCCATTGAATTAAATTTCCCATGAATTTACTATCAAAATCCATTTTAGCAAACCATTGAGAACCATCTCCAAAGCCAATTAAAGCTTTATTTGTGAGTGGTGAAATTGCCAAATCAACCTTATTTAAAAGAAATTCTGAAATTTTTTCAAAGGTTTCTAAAGAAATATCATATTCTTCAGCTAGTTTTTCTTCTACTATATCTTCGTTTTCTTCCATTTCCTCAAATGAAATGTTTAAAAATAAAGCGGCTAACTCTTGAGCCTCTTCACTGTGTAATCTTACTTGTGCTGACATATATTTAATTTTTAAGTTTTTACTAATTTTCTAATTCATATTCTGTTACAAACTTTTTTACTTCTGCTTTTATTTTGGCATATATTTCATCATCTTCCAATTGTTCATTAAATGAATCTGAAATATCAGATGCAATTGAAGTCATTGCATAATTTGGATATTCTTCTTCTAATTTTTCTAAAATTAAATACGCATCCCCATCTTCTCCGTAAAAAGAAAAAGATAAATAAACACTGATTAGTTTTTCATCCCTCACCATATTTTCTTCAATATAGTTAAGAGTTAATTTTTTGGTTAATTCTAAATTTACTTGCATATACTTGATTTTTATTTGATTACTAATTTTCTATTCTTCGCTCCAAATAAGGAGACTTTGTGGCGTGTTGCAGTAGTATATTTCATCGACTTCAACAAAACCATGTTTTTCAATTTCTACCTTTTGATCTAATGTTGGAATAATTGGTTTTTCGTAGCATTTTTTTACGCCATCAATGCGCACCCATGTTGTGAGCTTAAAAATGCCATTTAGATTGGTGGCAAATTGCTTGATGATTTGGATTCCTTTGGTGGTTTTCATGCTTCAACTTTTGCTTTACAAGGCTGCCAATTTTCTTCATTACACACAAAGCAATAATCTGTTATTGGATGGTGCGTTTCTTGATTTCCACACGTTTTGCAATAATATTCATCGTTGTAAATAGGTGCAATGCCTCTGTTTTTGATGGCAACTTGTTTGATTTTTGTTTTCAACAACTGCTCTTCTGTTTGTGGAACCACATCCACATAAACGATTTCCATTCCGGCATCATCAATAATTTTCACCGCTTCTGCATAATCATCAACTGTATTGATACCAAACAAAGATGTGGTTTCGTTCAATATTGTCGAAAGTGATGATTCGATATTTAAAATCCTTTGCTTATGGTTTTTGTAGAATGGTGAGTTTGGCAACAATTTATCTACATCGTGAACCGCTGACTGCATTTTGCATAGGCAACGAACTAATTCGTTCACATATTGGTTTTTTTCTTCTTCTGTTAATTTCATTTGTTCTATTTTTAAAATGGTAAATCTTCGTCTTCTTTTTTAAATTCATCTGGCCATCCGTTTTCATGAGTTTTAATAAAGTTTTGCGCGTCTTCAATACTTGCTGAATCTTTTTCAGATTTTTTGGATGTTGCGGTTTTTTCTTTTTTGGTAATTGGATCAGAAGAAAGTCCATTCAGGTTGATATCCAATAAATCGTAATCAAAAGCGAATGCAGATGTTGAACCATCATTGAAACGGGTGCTTTTCACGTCTCCAATAAATGCTTTGTGATTTTTGAAATAGGAGATTATTGTTTGCTGGTCCAATCCTTGATTTCCAACGTCACGAACTGCTTTTCTGTAAAGTGGATAAATTCGAGCCAAACGGATGTACAAAATATTGGCATTATTCAACTGTTTGCTGTGGCCATCACGTCCCACTTTTATTTCGTTTTTGCCTGAATCTAGTTTGTAATCAACCATGTTGTGAATTCTGCCATCCAACGCCAAGAAAACCAATGAATCAAAGAATTCAGCCAATTCATTTGAGTTTTCAAGTACAATTGTTTGTTCTAAGATATTTTTCTTAGTTGCTGTCATCAATTCCTGCATCGAAAACGGAAATTTGATTCTATCTTTCAACACATCATAGATGGTGAGCAAAACAAGGTAGTTGGATGCCACACGGCTCACTCCTAATTCTTCCCGATATTCGTTGGAAATCTTTAAATTTGCTTTGCTGTATTCGGCTTCAATCAATGAACGGTATTGCACAATCTCCACAATCACATCAGATAAACCTTTATCCTGCCATTTCACCAAATCATCATACGCCTGAACCTCTTCATTCGTGAATTTTTCTTTCACTTTGCCAAATTCAATTGTGATTGAACGTGTTGCCAATGAATTTCCATCACGACTGCAAAAATGTTGACCAGAAATGTAGGCACATGCGTTGATTTTTGTTTCAACGGTTCTATTATCCATACTCATCACCGCCTTGATGGAACCAGTTCTATCAAAAATACCTTTCAAACCTTGAAAACGTTTTTCTTCAATATCATTTCGATACTCATCCAAATGCTCAATTACATTTCTTGAGCGTGAAAGCACTCTTTGGAATCCGTTTACTGTACCCGAATGCAAGTTGAATGGCGTTGTTTCTGACCTGAAAACACTCGCCAATGATTTGCCAAAAGTGGATTTTCCTGTGGATGGTTGGCCGTGACCAAAAAGAATTGGAAACGAATCAGAATTCATAGAATAAATGTAATCTGAGAACAAAACAGCACATAAATAAAGGATGCCAAACATGCCATTTCCTTTTTCTTTGTACACTTTATGGAACTGGTAAGCCCATTTTTCAAAACCAACTGCTCCACCACGATAAATGAATCTTCTATCCACTTCATAAACATCATTGTCTGCACGTGCTTCACGGTGAACAGTTGAAAACGATGGAAGGAAAAATTCTTGCTGTCCAAAACGTACAATTCCATGTTCATCTACTTTTTTGAAAGTTCCATTTTCGATAATTCCATTTGCGAAGGAAAAGAAACCTTCATAGAACCAACCCAATGTTTTGATTTCTTCACAAATTGGGAACTGCAGCAAAAATTTTGACTTTAGTTTCTGATATTGTTTTGTGGTACCGTGAAAATAGTAACCACCTTTGTTTGAAATACACGTCTCAAATGCTTGTGGGCTGTTAATTTTTGCATTTGGGATATCAACTACAATTTTCCCACGTGTTTGGGTTGTAAGTTCAATATATCTCATCGAATCCCTTGAATCTTTCACCATAAACAATGGTCTAATCAACCAATTTGTTACGCGCTCCACTCCGTGTTGACCTTGGAACCAATATCCTAACTTTTCATTGTAATCAGGATAAAAACCAAAATCTTTGTAGTCTTGGATATCATCTTCATTTTTGAGGTGCTTTGGAATCTGAAATTGATTTCCATCTGAATCGCTAACTTGCTGTGCTTTTGTGATAGAAATTTCTTTTTCAATCAAAGCTTTGTTTAATGCAAATTTTGTGGCAAATTTCTTGATGTATTTGTTTCTCAATGTGGCATCAGAAACCGTTGAAAGCAATTCAGTGATTCTTTGTTCTGCTTTTGCTGATTGAATTGTGTTTTCGGGATCAACTCCATCAAAATAAGAATAGATTAACCATTCCACGGCATCCCATTCCTGTTTATCAAAAGCATCTTTCAATTCACCAGGATAAATTTCTGTAGAATTGAATCGTTCAAAACCTTGTACCCAATCATACGGATCATCGCCTTCGATTTCTGGAATCATCAAATGCACGTGCATTCCATTATGCAAAGCCAATTTCACGTGTGGTTCAATAGATTTGAATCCTGCTGCATCGTGATCAATAAAAAAGCAAATGTTTTTGGTATATTTTCCAATCATGGCGCAATGCTCATCCGTGAAAGCAGTTCCAAGTGTTGCAACAGTGTTTAGAAATCCTGCACGATACATCGCTGTGATATCGTAATTTCCTTCCACAACAATACATTTGTTGTTTTTGATAATGGCATCTTTGGATTGGTAAATACCAAGCAAATTCTCACCTTTTTTGAAAGCTTCAGTATCTTTTGAGTTCAACACTTTTGCAACCTTACTATCAGGATCTACATCAACAGAAATTCTGCCCGAAAATCCGTTTATTTTTCCTGAAGGTGAATAAATTGGAAACATCACACGTCCGCGAAAAATATCATACGTTCCTTTTTCGCCTTGTTTGATTAAGCCAGCATCCAACATTTGGTTTTCGGTGTAGCCTAATTTTATCAAAAATTGTTTTAAACCGTTCCATTCGTTTGGAGCAAAACCAAGGTTGAAAGTTTCAATTTGTTCAGGAGTTGCACGCAGAAATCTTTTTTCGAGTTTATCGAAATTCTCTTGTGCTGTAAAATACAACAATGCTTGAGCGTTGATATTGGCAATATCTGCAATTTTTTGTTGTTTCACTACGTAATTTCTTGCACGTGGCGAATCATCGTATTCAACCGCAATATGAAACATATCAGCAAGTGTTTTAATTGCTTCAATCCATTCAATTTTTTGATATTGCATCACGAAAGAAACGCCACCCGAACCACCTTTGCCAGTTGAAAAGCATTTCCACATATTTTTGGAAGGAGAAACCACAAAAGATGGTGTTTTTTCTGCTGTAAATGGAGATTTGCACTGCCAATTTGCGCCTTTTCGGATGATATCAATCTTACATTTCAGAAAAACATCAACGATATCCAAGTTTTTGACAGCTTCAACCGTTATACTGCTCAACATACTTTTTGAAATTTGTTTCGTGAATAATTTGAATGTTCATGATGCGTGCAACATCAATCAATTTTTTTAGAGTTGGATTTTCAGCCCAATCGCCAACAGTGATCAACAACTCACAACGTGAAGCTTTGCGCACCATGTTTTTCAATTGTCTATCTTCATTTTGGTAAACAATTTCTGTTGTTTCAACTCCAGTAAACGATTCGTGCAAAAATTTGGATAAATCTAGTGTCTGCAAATCATCAGCAGAAGCCACCAGTAGTATATTATTATAGTTCATATACAAATTCTTTAAAAAGTTTGAAATCGTGTTTAGTTCCGTAGAAAAAGAAACCGCCAAAATTTGCAGCAAAGTTTTCAAAGTCAAAGCGATTGAAAGTTTCATCAAAAAAGAAACTTGGAAAAATGATATCAACTGTTGCAATTCCGTTGAAAAGCGTTAATTGAATACGGTTATCATGTCTAATTTCTTTATTTTTGACTAAAAAGTTTGTGATTCTTGTATTATCTGGACTTGCATCATCTAAGATGTAGCCCACTTTTTTCACACCTTTATAACCTCGAAAATTTTCGTGCTTTTTGATTTTTATTTCTGTGTTGCCCATAGTTTTGATTTTATTGTTTCTCCTGCTTTGTTCTCAGGAATTAAATACTCTAATTTGTTTAGGTTTCGCTTGATGAAATTTCTCCAACCTTCATCATTCCATTTGTTTTTATAGGCTTCAACTTGAATTGAAAGTTCTTGGATGTACTGCAAACAAGTTGCTTTGTTTTTACCTCCAATTTGCATAGCAATCAATCGTTTTCTTTGTGCCAAAATGGAAGTAACTAATCGTTGGTAGTGAGATTTCATAAGTAGTTAGATATTTTCTGCATTTGAAACTATGAGCATTCCCATTAAAGTTTCTTTTCGATGCGTAAATTCATAATAAAGCGTTTCGTTGCTTCTCAAAGTGTACATCAATCGTGTCAATTCATCTTGGCGCAACATTTTTTGTGAGAACGCTGGAGAAACTTTCAATCCAGCTTTCAATTTTTTCTTTCTATTTTTCGCCATGTTCAATGTATTTTGCGTTGTGATTTTTTAGGAACATTTCTGCTTGGTTCAAATCTTCTGTTTTGTCTGGTTGCAATTCTGAGGCTAGCAACAAAGCGTAATACAAAATTCTGTTGGTTGATTTGGATTCCAAACTCATCTGAATGCGGATATAAGTCTCATTCAAAGATTTTTTTTCTCGCTTTTTAATGAAGGCTTGTAACTTCTTCACATAACCATAACCAATGGTTTCTTTGATTGCTTTTAGAGCCGCAGAATCAATCTTTTCGACAATCTCATCAATTTCCTTGGGGCTTTTTTTGTTTTTGTTCATTTTTTGTTATATTTTTGTAAGTTAAACGTTACAATGTTGTAAGATTTTTATATCTATTTTGTAACTGTTTGCAAACATATAGATAAAAATCTATTAAACCAAACTTTTTAAGATAAAAATCTATGAATGATAAAGAAAAAATTTCTAAATATTTGGATTACAAAGGAATAAGTAAGTATAAATTTTATACACAAACTGGCCTTTCAAATGGGTTTTTAGATAGTGGAAAGAGTTTTAGTCTGGAAAATACTCGTATTATATTAGATAAATATCACGACTTGAACCCGAACTGGTTATTACTCGATCAAGGCGAAATGATTCAAAAAGAAACATCTTCATTAAATATTGTTTCAGAACCACAAGAATCCTACGGCAATAAAAATTTAGTTCCGATTTTTGATATTTACGCCACTGCTGGAGAAGAATATGGAGCAGTAACAGATCATCCATCCGAATTTATTGATCCTGGTGATTTGTTTCGTGATGCTGATGCCTTGATTCGTGTTTATGGCGATAGCATGGGAGCAGGTTATCAATCAGGCAGTTTTGTTCCAATACGCAAACTCAAAAATAAAATGTTGATTGTTCCGGGCTTTGATTACATCATCGAAACATCTGAATACCGTGTTTTGAAAACGATTCGCAAATCAAGCAAAGAAAATCACATTTTGGCGTGTAGTCTCAATGATGATGTTTACGAAAAAGGCGAACTAGCAGGCAAAATGCTCCACGAACCTTTTGAAATTTGCTTTGATGATATTATTTCAATCAGCATCGCCGTTGGTAACGTACGCAGAAACCAAATAAACACTATCAATGGAAAAAAATAACTATTCAGGAGCCGAATTAAATCAACTCATCAAGAAGTCTGGCCTAAAAGTAGAGGCAGTGGCCGAAAAACTTGGTTGGAACTACATGAAACTTTATCGCCTGCTCCAAAACGAAACCCTTCCTGAAGCAAAAGTGAAACCAATTTTGATACTGATCGGCGAACTTCATGAAGAAGAAAATTTCGACTATAAAAAAGAATATTTTCTGCTAAAATCTAAATACGAAAATCTGATAAACGCAATAAATTCAGCCATTTCAGCACCAATTGTCGGGACTGATTCGGGACAAAACTAACGTAAATGTAATAGAATAGTAATAGCTGAAGGCTTTGAAATGTGTTGACTAGGAAACCCAGTATTCCCCACTAAAATTAGCGGAAACCTAATATTTAAAAGGTTTTCGCTAATTTTACAAAAAACAATCGGGACAAAAGTAGGACAATAACATTTTGAATGGGCTTTTAGCTTCATCCAAAAAAAAAATGTCAAAAATTCAAAATCTTCTTAGTTTTAAACTTGCTGAGCTTAGCAAGGGAAAAGAATGGTTCATCCATTACTATGTAATCAATCCAGCAACAGGAAAATTGCATCGCAAAAAAATCAAATTGAACTGGATAAAATCTATTCCGGAACGAAAAAAATATGCAGATCTACTCAGGAAGGAAATCAATCAGAAATTATATAACAATTGGAATCCATTCATTGAAGAAATGAATCCACGTGGATATATAAAAATGAGTGAAGTTTTCAAAATTTTCATTGCTTCAAAAGAACGCGAACTCAGACCAGAATCTTTGAGAAGTTACCGTTCATTTGAAACCATTCTAAACGAATGGCTAAAAATCAGTAATAAGGAAAATATCAACTGCGAATTTTTTAGTAAAATAGATGCTGTGGAATTCATGGAATGGGCTTACAATTTCAGAAAGCTTTCATCCACAACATACAACAATTATCGAATTTTTTATATCAGTTTTTGGAACTGGATGAAATCGCACCAGTATGTGAGCCAAAACCACTTTGAAAAATTAGCCAAAAAAACATATAGCAACAAAATTCGTGTTGTGATTGAATCAGAAGTGCGTGAAAAAATCAAAAACCACTTGGAAGCAGAAGATTATAATTTTTTGATTGTATGTTTCTTGATTTTCCACTCATTGATTCGGCCAAAGGAAATTGCAGGATTAAAACCTTCCAATTTTGACCTTAAAAATCAAGTGATAAACATTCCTTCACATGTTTCCAAAAATAAACATGATCGTGTGAGTACGATTCCAGATATTCTAATGACTTATTTAGAAAATTGGGATTTCAATAAAGCAAATCCAAACGATTATATATTTAGTGAAAAGTTGGTACCAGGAAAAAAGCAATGTGATCCAAGAGCATTCTCACGAAAATGGGAATATTTGCGTAAAGAATTGAATTTAGATGAAAAAATGAAACTTTATTCACTCAGAGATTCAGGAATCATCCAAAAATTAAGAGATGGCATTTCACCTGAAGAAGTGATGAAACAAGCAGACCACTCATCATTGGAAATCACAACAATTTACGTGAAGTTTGCCAATCCAACAGGAAGTGAACAAATCAAACGAAAAAGTTCTAAGTTTTAGCAGGCTTCATCAAAACACCTAGAATCAAACCAATCAAAATTCCAATTATAAGGAAATACCATTTTAAGTTGTGATTTGCTTCAGCTTTTATTTCAGTACGTTCGGTTCTGCCTTCCTGCCTTGCTTCAATCCTGTTTAATTTTGAGTTGTTTTTGATTATCAAACGCTCTTCTTTGGCTTTAAATCTTACTTCCTGCCTTGTTTTTGGAGCATTGAAAACAGTTTTTGTTTGAATTCTGATAATCGTATCAGGCAAAAATTCATAAAACAACTGCAAAGAATCTCCTGAAGCTTTCACTTTGATGTAAACGCCCGGTTCATTTACAATAAGTGAATCTTTCGCAAAAATCAATTTACTTTCTCCTGGTATAATCACATTTAAAGTGTCAACTGTATTTGTGATGATGCTTGGATTCTTTTTGATGGCACGATTCAAATGCCAGGAACTGGAGCAACTTCCCGACATCAGGAAAATGGTTGCAATGATTAAAATATTAAGCTTTTTCATTTTTTGGTGTATTAGAATCAATATAATTTAAAACTTCAACTGTTCCAGCACCAACAGCCAACACACACACGGTTAAAATTGGATTTTGTTGTGATAAAACCATAGAAGCTCCAAGAACTCCAGTCAAGCCTTTTACAAAAAGCATGATTATTTTTAAAGTGCTAATTTTTTTCATTTTGTTTTGCGTTTAAAGTACGAAAATAGAATATCGATTGCTTCACCAACTGATTTTTCGAGCCTATCAGTAAAATCATTGCAAATCCATCCAGCGAAAAAAGTCACAAAAACAATGATCCTAGAATCATGCACATATTTTGGAAGGAAGATGGTGAGAAATGCCACAATTCCAAAACTAATCACACCGCCAACAATCATGTTGATTATGATTTCTCTATTGCTAAATTTTTTCTTCAAGGATTTTAGCAATGCGCCAACCATTCCTGCTGCTCCTGCCATGATATCAATATTTTCTTTCATTACATCCAGTTTGCTGTTTTTGTAAGTGGCGTTTCATCATCCGTAAGTCCAAACGCTGATTTATTGGAATACATATACGAATTTGCCAAATTCATGTATCTTTTTGCTACATCTTCACGCGCACGAATGGCAGCAGAAAACGCTTCATTCGAGGCAGAAGTTTCTAATGTTGAAGCTGTGTCTTTATCCTGCTCAAAAATCTTGAAACCTGAAGGTGTTAGCGTTCCAATTTTATCTTTGATGGCACTCATTAAGGTGAAATTTGCCAAGGCTTTTTGTAGATATATTCTGAATTGTTTTTTCTCAGGGATTAATGAAGCATTTGCAACAATCTCATCAATTAAAGTTGTTGAAAACCTTGCACGCAAATACAAATCAATACATGTTTCTTGAGATGAAAGCAATTGGAAATAGGTTGCGTTTTTTCTGAAAAGCATTTCAATCAAATCAAATTCAGTTGCCGATTGAATCAACAATTTTTGTGAGCGCACTTTCATTACAGATGTGGACCATCCTGCAAATAATGATGTGTTAGCATCCATCAAATTAAATAAATCTTCAATTGCATTTAAACCATTGTCTAAATACTGATCTCTATTTTCATTGATTTGATTTTTGTAGGCTGTTTTTTCATGTTCTGATTCGGTTCTAGTTATTGCACCATCTGAAATTGAAATTTGACCAGAAACCAAATATTGATTAATACACAATTTCGCTAAGGCATTTTCAAACAAAACAAAACTTTCTTGTTTGATGGCGTTTGCATCAGCTTTGTAACCTTCAATTGCTGTGATTAAAGATTTTGGAATCCATTTTTCGAAATAAACCGAAATGATATCTTTTTTCACAACTTCAATATTTGGCATTGTGAACTGATTTGAAACAATTACATATTTCTTTAAATCTTCGAGTGTTGCTAAAAACATTATACTTGAGTTTTAGTTCCTGATTTATTTTCGTTTAATGAAGTTGGAATATCATGGATAAAACCAAACTTCAAATTCTGGTCCCATCCATTAAACCATGCAACCAAGTTCAAAGGTTCTGTGATGGCTTCGCTGTACCAATAAGATGTGTTGACAGAATTTTCAAAACCAACTCTTTTGTCAGAACCAGAACCTGCTCCAGACATTGCGCCCGAAATTTGAACTCCTGAAAGCGATGAATCAATGCTATATGCAGATGCTGTTTGAATATCAGCCTGTTCAACAGAAGTTAAATATTTATCTGCTTTGATTGGATCATTCAGTTCAATAATATCCCAACCGTTTATCGGTTTCCCTGTAATAGTATCAGTGGCAAAATGAGAATAGAAACTTTTGCCAACATTGTCAGAACCTGAAAGGAAAGTATCTAATTCGGTTAATTTTTCGTTGATGATTGCATCTTGGTTCTTTTTCTCCAAACCTTTCCAGTTTTCAACTGCCTGTTCCCAATACATGTACGGGATTTTGATATGATAACGAATGTTTGCAGCGTTTTTGTTGATGTTATTCATTAATTCAGGAACTGAGTTGGCAAAATCCAACCAACCGTCTTTACGATACAAACCGCCATGTGGTGGCCAAGCATAAATTGTGCGTCCTGGTGATGGCAAATGAGAATGCCAAACAAATTTCTTTTGTGCTTTAAATTCTTTTTTGATGAATTCTGGATCAAACTCTTCACGGTTCAAAAATGGAATTGGAGTTGCTTCACTAGGTTTTGACCAATCTCCTGTGTATCTCACAAAATCAAAGCCCGATTTATCTTCACGGATTTTTCCAAAACGTGTAAATTCTGCTTCTTTATGCGATAAACCAACAATTTTGTTTAAACCTTTGCTCAAAATAAACTCACAAAACATGTTACCAGGAAGAAACAAATCCATTGCACGCTGTTGCATCAGGAAGTTGCAGAAGTTGTTTCTTAAAAACAAATCAATTTCTGGATTTTTGGTGAAATCTTTGTTCAGCGAGCCGTCTGCATTGGTGGTTTCTATCCAATAAGTTAAGCCACGTCCATAAATCATTCCAACAGATTTGGCGATTAAAGGATAAGCTTTGGTTGATTTTTCGGCTTTCAAACGCCATTCGGTTGGCAAATTGTTTGATTCTCCCCAAGGTTGGTAATCTTGTGTAGAAATATCAGAGAAACCTTCACTTACTGGTCGGCTCCCTGCATCGGGTGGCAACAAAGAAACAATTGCTCCTGTACGTTCCAAAACACCAGTTCGATGAACAGCACCTTGAACGTTTATTGCATACAAATCAATTTTATCACTCATAACATCACTTTTTCGCCATTGACTTCAAGAATCAGAAAAATGTGAATCGTAACGATAGCAGCAGTTGGTTCACCGCCAATACACTTGTACAAATTTCGTGTTGCATTTGCTTTGTGGTTTTGTGGCACAAAGTTTTTGGCTTTGATTGGATCACGTTCTTGTTTTGGAACCGTAATCATCAATTCATCTCTAAACTTTTTACCACCGCCTGATTTTTTCTTTTTATCAAACGGCACATAAAGCAAACTAAACACTTTGCCCGATTCAATTATTTCTAATGCCTGCGCAATGTTCATAGTGCAAAATTGCGGATATACGTGCGCGCGCGAAAGGACACAAAAAAAGCCCATTCGATTAAGAATGAGCTTCATGTAAATTAAGAATGAAACAATAATTTAAAATTGAAACATCAGGTTTGATTGAAAATAAGAATGATTGTTATTTGCTAACATAAATGAATTAGAAAAAATAAACTCCATTTTCTTAACTGGTAAATGAAATCTGAAATTTATTGGAATCATCAAATTAACTGAATTTTTAGAATAAGAATTTACACTTAAATTATTATCTGAAGCATAAAGATAGGTACTTGAATTTGTATTCCATTGGTAGCGAACAATTCCGTTTAAATCATCATAATTTGATTTTCTGATATCCATTGCAATGCCACCACCCAAAGAAAAATATTTTGAAACTTTTCTATTCAAAATAAATTGCACCAATTGATGGCTTGTTTTGTAAGCTGCAATATTATAGTCATACGTTTTTTCAATTATATCAGTAGTGTATGAATCATCTATTTCAGCTAAAATAGGAGAATAAGCATCCGAATTCACTAAAATTGAAGTATCTCCTAAAATTGAAATATCTGCTTTGAATTCAGAATACCAACCTTCTGTTCTTAATTCTTTACCGAAAAATATACTTATTCCTGTACTGGATGGATTCATATTGAATTTTTCAGCAGAATAAGTTCCATTGTCGGCATAAACATTTCCAAAGTTTTGAAAAATACCTATTCCAAAATTTACTTGTGTATTTGCTCCAAATGAAACAATCATCAATGCTATAAAAAATATTTTTTTCATATCGTTTTTTTTATCAAAGTTAATAAATATTTTTAATTAGCTATTCCTGTGTAAATTGCTTCTTTCATTCCTGAAAGCATAAGCAAATGAGTTCTTACTTCTTTTTTATCAATAAAATCATCTTCATTGAGTAGAAATAAATTTAAGTAGTTGTCGTGAAGCTTTGGAAGATACTGAAATAGCAGTTCAATTCCAATTTCATCATTCACAAAATTTAGTAATGGAAGAATATCAATTCCTCGTTTTTCGATGCGCTCAAGTACCAGCTGTAATTGTTGCGCTTTTTCTTTTTTTCGGGTCATCTCAAAAAAGTTTTTATACGCCGCTTCCAAAAGGGTTGACCCAATAATTCAGAGAATTAGAGTTACAAGCCTTTCGGACATTGCTACCACAGATGGAAGCGGTTTATCGTTAATAATAAAATATTCAGATCGTTATCTAAATTATTGGGTCACGACAAACATACGCATAAAAATTAAAAATCAAAGAACTTTTTTAGAAAAAACTCTCTCGGTTAAGAGAGAGCCTTTTGTATCTGCACAAAAAATAGGGATATGAAGCCAAAAAAATGCAGATAGTTTTTTTATAAACCACCGTTTGCTCAGACGGTAGTTAGAATGGCAAATCATCGTCTTTTTCGCCACCACTTTCCATGGAAACATTATTCACCTGAGCAGTTGGACCATCATAAACAGAATGGTTGCCAAAAATTGGCAAAGATTTGCGCTCTTCTTCTGTTAGTGTATCCAAAAACTCTTTTTTGAAAGATTGCTTGATGATGTGCGTTTCGTGTTCCTTTCGCTCCTTCATCGGAAAACCAATTGTGTTTAAATAAACTGCTCCTTCTTTTCCTTGAAAAAGGTGGTTCAATTCGATTGGTATAACTAAACATTCAACTTCATTTCCGTTTTGAAGTTTCATTTTTTTTCTAGCATGCTTGAGTGCTGAAAGATTTAAGTTTGTACTGATGTTATTCATGGTTTGCTTTTTGTTCCTGTTTTTCTTTTAATCGTTCATCAAAAGTTTTTCTAATTACCGATGTAAATTCATCTTCATCTTTGCCAAATATTCTCTTAAAAATCATATTGCCTATTGCTTTGATGATGATGTTGTAAATGAAGCATCCAGCAACTACATGTAAGATTAATTGTATATTCATAACTAATATTTTTTCTTACCAATAAATTTTTGGAAAGGATGTTCTGGTTTAGAAATCACCGCAACTTTGCCTAAATTATCTATGTGATTTGATAAAATTTTAATGCTTCTACTAGCTTCATTGCAAGTAGCGGAAAACTTCAACATTTGATTTGCTAATTTTTCAGCACTATGGTGCTTTCCACAACCTCTTGTTGCCAATATTGCATCTTCATTTTTTAAATCTTCATATAATTTAAAAACCTCTTCAACAATCGCATGATTTGAACCTACAACAATAATTCTTTGGTTCTGGCCACGTTCTTTCCTTATTTCTTTAATTGCTTCAATAACTTCATTTTTATTAAAATCCATTTCGGCTGGAATAATTAAATAAGAAGTTGGTGGTTCTATTGGCTTATCGCATGCAATTCCTTTAAAATTTGCAACAAGCGAGTGACAACATCCATTATGCTGGAAATCTGATGTTGTTGGTAAAACTTTATCTTTCATATACTTTATTTTTGTTGTAAGACTTATAACTTAAAATAAGCGCAACTTCGCAGACGCTTATTTAGGCAGTTATGTACAATATGGCTTAACTTCTCGCTTCGATTAATATTCATCGTAAGGAAAAAGAAAAGCCAACGCACTTATTCTACTAAATTATGGCCAATTGCTAATCCTTTATCTATTAATCCAAACACATCAAAATGATTTTCAAGTAACCATTCATAGTAACCGTAATATGTTTCAAATTCCAATCCGTTATTAACTAAATCATCAATATCTAATTTACACATTTTTAGATTATTTGGATTATCTCCACCAAATTTTAAAATAAAATCTTTGCTAAATTTTAATTCTGATAAAGGTCTAAGTATTGGTTTTACACCACAATTCATAGCTTCTCCAATCATTACACCATACTTATATTCCGCTTGTGCCTTGTAAACAACCAAATCCCAAACACCTGCCTTTGTGTACATTTTCAACCCATAAGGTAAATATGGTGCTAAATGTTTTACTTCTAATTTTTCCATCGCTCTTTTCTTTTTTAAATTTATATTCTATTTTAGTTTATCTTTAAACTCGCCATACTGTACATAACACATGATAAAATGCCATTGAAACGGCTTTTATCATCGTACGTTATAACTCAAAAATCCTCCAAATTAGAATCAACTTCTTCTGCATTTTTAACCATATACCAAACTGAAATCAGCATTAGTAAAACCATAAACAGCCAACCTTTTGTTGAAAAAGAATATACTATAAATGTCACCAAAGAACCCAATCCAATAAGGAAAAGAAGGTTTCTAATAATTCGTTTAATTCTCCACATAATATTCGTTTTTAAGTGAAACTTCATTTTCTTTTGCCTCGCAAATAGATTCAGGAACTTGCACTGATCTAATTTTGGCAAAAATTGGTTTTTTACTTTCGCAACTTCTGCAAGTAGAAACAATCAGCAAGCCCACAAACAAGCCTACTATCAAAAGCAATAAAATTCTAGCAATTGTTATCATGATCTATTTCTTAATTCGTTAAACAATGTTTCGTCAATTCGTGCCTGCTCTTGGCTTTTTGCCAACACAATAGAATTGGCGATATCATACAAAATCAATTGCCAATTTTGTTGCACGGCTTGTTCAAAAGTTCCATGGTTTTTGCCTGAAATATTGAACATCGTTCCCAACCAACCAATTTCCAAACCTTTCACTTTGCTTTCACCTTCAAACAATATTTTTAAATCAGGGCTGTTAATCAACTCTTTTTGTCGGTAGCTCCAATAATATAGGAATATTGCAACAAGCTTATAAACTGGTGCTTTCCTAAACAATTTTGAGCGATCAACAGCTTTAACCTGATTATATTCTTCGCGAATGTCACCGTTCCATTTATTGGAGCGTTTAAATTCTGCTAAATCTTTGCGCTTTGGTCGGTAAATGATTGCACACAACTTGTAAATTGGTTCCATACTTTCCTCCAATCCTGCATTGATGAAGGCAGTATCTGCATCGCAAAACTCCAGCAAATTAGATTTATCAATAAAACCTTCAGAAGTATAGAATCTTCTGCCAAATAAACCACCAATTTTAATCGTTGCTAGGAAATTCTTTTCCAAATCGGGTGCATCCGTAAACACAAAATCAATGTGAGGCAACAAATCAGCCCATTGCAAAGCGTTTATTTTTAAAATTTTTCGATACGGAATGTTTGAAAGCGCAGAAAACACTTCCATTTTTACAGCATGATATCCTTCTGGCTGAGAATTCTCAAATAAAAACTGCGAACGAATTTGGCAAACCTTAAAAAAGGTTTTTTGATTCATCTCAGCATAAGAAGAAATCAGCTTGTAATTTTTTGAATCGATAGTAATTTTTTTCAACTTGTTGCAATTGTTGTTTTGCAAATATACTAAAAATGTAATATAAAACTAACACGATGAAAGGAAATACTTGCAAAAAGACATTAATTTGTTGATATTCTGAAAATTATAAGTAAAAATTTAGCACGAAAAGACAAATACGGAGAGTAACCTCGGCGATGGGTGTTCTAAATTGTTGCAACAATTAGCAAAAATTTAGGGATATGTGCGCAAGGGCATCATCGAACCTGATTCATCGGTATCAAGCCAATCGATTTGTAAATATGAATAAACATACCCACTGCAATCAAATCAAATGTATCACTGAAGTGCGTGGCATGCTCTTGCAACATGGAACGATTCTTCTCACTGGCTTTCACTTTCTGTATGCTTGAAACGGTACCGCGTTTGGCTGGTGCATTCTTCATAGAGATCAACAACTCTTTGCAATTATGTTTGTTGAATCTGATGTGTGGGTACCTGGTATCTGTTTCAGAAAACAGAATGTTGCATAAGTTGTACTTATCTTCATGGCTGTGGTTCTGTGTGCCACGTGTCATGAGTTCAACGTTCCATCCATTTGTGCGCAAAATTGTTTCAAACTGTTTGGCATAGGTCAATCGACTATTGGCTGTTGATACGTTACCCGATGGATCATACCAAATCTTCACAACATTGCACGTTGCTTTGTGTGGTTCATAGTAGTCGATGAACTCCTGTGCTAAGTCATCCAGTATCTTTGGTGATTTAACAAATAGATTCTTCAATACCTTTAACTCATTGCCTTGGCGTTGTGATGCAACTAAGCAGTTGATGTTTGCACCCCAGTCTACACCACATATCAATGGTTGACCTGATGCTAAATCAGTATCTAAGCTACAATCTTTTAGATCACCATCACGATAGATACTATACTCATGAAGCTTTGCCATTAGCTTAGGATAAAATCCATCCTTGACTGTTGATACTCTAATGTTTAGAATCTCAGCATCAAAAAGGAAGTCAGTCATTACTTCACGTTGCTTTTCAATCCAATCGGCTCCAAGGTTCTCAATGTTATCAATGGATGATGCTCTAAGGAATAGCGTTGTTGAATCTAATTTGCGTGCTGCCTCTTCATATTTCAAGAACCATTGACCTTCAACACTCAGTGGAGTGGAAGATGCCAACATTATAGAATGGTGCAAATGGCAATCTTTAAAGTATTTCCATGTGCCATCAGGATAATAAGCAATGTTTGTTAAGCCACCACGAATTGTTGCTGATGCATCTGTCATAAACTTTTCGCCATTAAACAACAATGCTTCATCACCCAACAACCAATCGCCATTTCCTCCACGCCCTGAAGATGCGTTTCCATCTTGTGATATGAATTTGACTACTGCACCCGTGTACCAAATCATCACGTTTTTGTAGTCTAATATCTTTTCATAAGGTAGTGGCCAATGCCAATCTTTGGGTGGTGGTGTGCCAACAAAGAAGTGTTGACCTAATTTGTAGCCATGTTCTTCCAATCCTTTAATGGTTGAAGGAAGCGTTCTTGTTTTGATTTGTTGGTATGATTCACCGTACAGAAAACCTGTTGACCGTGGCAATTGATGCACACAATCAATCATTCTTTTGGCTAAGATGAAAGATTTTCCTGTACCACGTCCCCATTCAAGGATGATAACTTTTGCCGTTGATAGGTAAACACACAACTGTGGCAAATTGTACTTGATTCTGAGTATTTGCTCGTTAGTCATTGTCTACAATTTGAGCATCATCAATATTGTTTCTGAAATCGGATATATCAACAACCCCTGATTTGACAAATAATTTCAACAATTGGATTTGACCAGGTGGCAAATTGATTTCGAAACGTGGTGGTTGAATTTTAGAGAAATCAGGAAGATTTGGGTCCGTGTGTTCAATTCCTGTTGCTTTTACTCTTGTGGCCAATAGTCGGCCTATTTCGTGTTGCAAATTGGTGTACAAACTTTCAGAAATATTTTCTTGTTGTTGTTTTTCCTGCAATTTGGCAATTTCGGTGTCGATTTGTTCAATCATGATTAAACGTTGCAAATCCTTTGAAATCTTATCTAATGGAACAAAAATAAGTTCGGCATTTCTGAAATCTTGATATGCAGTATTTAATGATACTTTGTGAATTTCCAAATAGCGTTTTATTGCATTTGGCTTAGATTTATGTTGTTTAAGTAAAGAAAATGCCAATATCCAACGTTCGCAGATTTCCTCTTCTGATGGTGTGAGGCTTCCACTTTCGTTGTAATATCGTTGAATTTTATCGAATAAAACTTCTCTTTTTTCTAATTCTTCACTCATAAAGATTTAAGTTTAGTTTCGTGTTTAGCAACTAGATCATGGTAACGTTTTTTTTCTGCTGGAGAAGTTGCCTGCTCCATTTTCTTTTTATCTCTTGCAATGTATTGTTTGAGATTTTTTGCAGTAACAAATTCCTGTGCTGAAACTGTTTTCTTTAAAAATCTGCTTGGCATACCGCCATTTTTTAAAATTGTAAGCTCTTCATTCAGAACATCAATTTTGGGTTGTATTTCGATGATTTGTTTGGCAACTTCATAAGACTCAGTTACATCATCAATTTGGTGCAATCTTCCATGCAAATGGCCTCGCAATTGATACAATTCTTTTCGTTCGGATTCAATTCTGCCTAAAACCGTTTGATTTGGTTTTTCGCTTGGAAGGTAAATGTGTGTTTTTGGTTCTGCTGGTGCTTCATCGTTTTGCTCTGATGAAATCACATATTCAACTGTTGGTTTTGATTGTGCCGGAACAATTTCAATTTTGGATAAAATATCGGTATTGATTTTTAAGGCAGCAGGATGTTGATTTACAATTTTGCCAATTTCGTATTTGAGTTTTTCAATCTTAAAATCGTTTACTTCGCCACGCATAATGTTGTTGGCCAAAGTTTTGTTTTTGCATACAATCAAAAAAATGGAGCTTGCCTCTTCAAAAGACAATGCTCCATTTAAAAACAATTTTAATTTTTCAATCAAAACGTTAGGCTTTCTTTTTCAACTCGATGAAGTCTGCCTTTTGGCTAACTAAATATTCTGCTTTTGCAATTGATAGTTTGCTCAAATCAACTAAACCAAATTTTGGATGATGAAACTTCGTTGAAGTTCTTTTCTCCATTTTTTTGATTTCGAATTTTTCTGCAACCTCTTTTGGCAAAACAGCGTTGAATTCTTTCTCAGTTAGATACTTAACAACTCCCATGATTGAAACAATTAAACAGTTAAGTCAAATGTTCCATCGTAGTAAGGAGCAACAGCACCAACTTCATCCATGATTTGGAACGCCCAAGAACTTTCATCTGCATTAGATGCTCCACGATCAGCTGTTGCCGATTCGATTGATGCAGGAATTTCAATATTACCAAGTAATCTGAAACGTCCATTTTTTTGTGGAACTGCTGCAACTAAACAAGCATTTTGATGTTGTTCAGCCCATTCATCTGATGCGATATCAGTTGGCAACTTGAATTCATACATGTTGTTGAACGCTTTTGAGGTGATCACACCAACGCCATCATGTTTGATTCTTCCTGTGTTTGGGATGATTTCGACTTTCGCCCAAGCTTTTCCAGCTTTCAAAACAATGTTACCATCAACCGTGATTGAATCACCAGTTCCAGTAGTTGTTTTCATTGCTGGAAATACATCGATATCTTCAGGGCAAACTAAATACATGAAGTTTTTAGTCCCTGGATTGTTTCTTGTGCCGCAATTACGGCTATATCCTTTTACTTCCATTTTGGTAATTATTTAGAAGGTTTAACTTCGGTTAAGTAGCCAACTTTCATCTCAACCAATTCTTGCATCAATTCCTTATTTTTCAAGGCTTCAACACTTTCGTGCATTTCACCTTTAAAATGGAACTTCACAACTCCTTTGTCGAATGAATATGTTTTGCCATCTTCAGCTGTAAAAGAACCATCAACAATTCCTGTTGAAGTGGATAAATCTTTTGTCAATTTGTTTAATTTCTTAGTCAAATCAGCGATTTCTTTATCCTTTGCTTCTAAAGCTTTGTTGTCAACTACTGGAGTTGCTTTCAAGGTTGCTATTTCAGCCTCAAGTGCTTTTACTTTTTCAGATTCCAAAACTTCTTTTAAAGTTTCAGGTTGATCTTTCAATTTTGCGTTTTCAGCAGTTAAGAGTTCGATTTCTTTCTCTAAATCTGCAATAGTTTTTTTTGCCATTTTTGCTTTATTAAAAAAGGTGAAAGGGAGTTTTAAGGCTCCCTTAAAAATTTATGATCTGTCGTTAACGAAAACAGTGTCTAATGTTCCGAAACCATAACCTCTATGGAAGTCAGTCATGATTGCAACTTCACGTCTATGCTCTTCAACTTTGAAAGAATTAGGAGTATAGATTTTATCGTAACCAACGATGATGTTATCTTTTTCAGTTAACAATAATCTTTCTGAATTTCCAAAAGCATTTAAACCAACCAATTTTACATTGTAATGGTCAAACATTGTTTGGTTTTTAGCAGCTTGATCATTTGTAGAACCAAATGCATCTCTATATGCTTTTTTGTAAAAACGCTCTTGAGATTTTGAACAGTGAACGATTGCACCTTTTTCCAAAACGAATGGATCAATTGCAGCGATATCATCCAAGAATGTTTCCATTTTATCCAAAGCATTTACTGCTGTGATTGCACCAGTAGTGATTGGAGTGATGTTTGTTGCAGTGATTTCATTAGCAACGATAGTTAAGATACCATTGCAAATGTTGATTGAGTTTCCTGCTGTTCCAGGAGTAGGAGCCAAATATGAACCTCTTGCTGAAGCAATGTTCAATTCTTCAATGATTTTTGGTATCAAATGCTCATTGATGATGTATTTTGTGATTGGCCAATCAGCACGGTTGATTGTTTCATCAGCCATGAAGCCTAAATAACCTGAATAGATTTCATCGATATCATCTAACAAGAAATCAACTTTTGTTCTGTAAACTTCATTGATGTAAGGAGTAAATGTTGTTTCTCCTTTTTTAGTAAAGCCCGGTTGAAAAGCTTGCAATACATCTGATTGACTAGATTTAAAAGTAGAGAACTTTCCTCTTTTACCGCCTAATTTACGCATGTAGGCTTCAAACTCTAAACCTTGATATATTTTTTTCCAAATATTTGCTGTTTCAGCCTGAATGTAATCACCTAAAACAACTGCTAATTGAGAAACATCCAAACCAGTAGCTCCCACTCCGAATTGGAATTTCTTTTTAGCAATAGCAAATAATGCTGATGCAACTAATACCGTTGCAATGGTTGGTTTTACATCGAAACCAGCTTCAATAGCGATTGCCGATACTCCAAGCAATGTAATTGCAGAGAAAAAGACAATAGCCAATAAATTAATAAACTTTTTCATTTTGAATAATTATTACAAATGATTTAACACTCACCTAAATCCTTAGCGATTTGGGCATTAATTGGGTTTTCTGGATTCAACCAAGATTTAACTGGCGCACCTTCTCCAGAAGCTTTAGGTGTCGTGGTTTTTTCTGCTCCTGCGCTACCTTCAACAACTGCTAATCGATTTGATAAATCAGTTAATTGTGTAGAAATTGGAGTCATCGCCGCTGTAACCGCCGCAGTAACTGTTTTCTGAATATCAACTTCTTGACTTGTTGATTCAGGTGCTTCAGCAACTGGTTTAGCTGGCGCATCGGTTGTTGCAACTGCTGGAGTTGCTGCTGCATTCTCATGAGTTGTTGGTGCTGGGTTTGGCAAAGCAGCTAAAATGATTGACATTTCTTGAGCTGTTGGCACATAACCCGCTTCAACATCTCTACCAAGGATTGCAGATAACTTTGCATCTTTCATAGATATTTGGGTTTTTAATTTAAAAGGATTGAAAGTCAATGACTTTAAGAAATTTGTTTTCATGGCTTAGTTATTTATGAGTGAGAATGCTTCTTGAATCACATCTTCCAATGATTTCACGCCATCAATTACATTTAGTTTGATTGCTTCATCCGACATCATGATTTTACCTGTAAAAACTGACTGATCTATTGAACTTCTTCCAGCATTTACATCTTGGATAAACTGTTCATTGATTGGATCAAGCAAACGAGTTCTGATTGCATCGAATTTGCCATCCATTGCTTCTTCAAATTCAATGTTTTTTTCAGTTGATTTGGAAGCATATACATTTTCAACGATGTATTTAAAATCTTTGAATTCTGGATTGTCACGCATCACTGTGATCATCGTACCGATTGAACCAACACGATCAACAGGAGATGAAGCATATAATTTGGTGCATTGGGATGCGATGTAATAACATGCAGATGCGCATAAGCCTGAATAATATCCAAGAATTGGTTTTTCGGCTCTTAGTTTCTGTAAAGTTTCAGCAACATTGTGCATGTATGAAGCTTCACCACCACCCGAATCCATATCCAAAACAACAGCACCAACTGAATTATCAGAAATAATTTCTTTTAGATGATGATCCAGGGAAATCATTCCCATATCACCACAATAATCGTATTTTAGAATTGTGCCTTTAATTGGCAAAACAACCACACGGTTTCCGCTGATTGCTTCATTTGGATTTGAATATCCATAAGGCGATTCTGAATGAACCATTTGTTTGAAATCAATTGTTTCGCCTTGCAAAAAACGATTGATCAATGGAAACATATTTTGGGCTTCATTTTCAGGAAGCATCCAAACGCCATTTAATATTTCACGCATCAAATTCATGGAGCAAAATTCCTAAACTTTATGCGCGCGCTAAAGGACAGTATTTTCAGTCCTGTAAAGACTTTCAGTTATATTTTATATTTGTACTTCTGAGTAATATTTAATTTTTAAGTTTTCAATTTTTTGTAAAAAAAAAAGCGGAACATCTTTGGTTCCGCTTTTCGATTTGATTTCGGCCAAATCACCTATTGACTATTTTTGTGACTAAATCATATTTCGTCAATCTGTCTAGCATCCACATAAAAAAAATAGTAGTCAATTATTTCTTTTTATGCTTCATCTGCTCCCTTGTATAATATTTTTTTGCGCAAAAACTTATAACTTAAAATAAGCGCAACTTCGCAGACGCTTATTTAGGCAGTTATAAGTCAATAACCAGGAACACTCCGAACCGAACCAGTTGGAGCATCGAATAAAGCCAATTGCTGATATCGTTCCATTTCTTCTTTTATCATGCGCTTGGATTCTGATGGATGGCGGCGGCGATAATACATTTTAACAACTGTATAGAAATCTAAATCATCATCCGTAATGCCATAAAAATCAACAAAGCGTTGCACTTGGTTGTAGATATCGCCTTTACGTTCGTTGCACATTGTTACCATGTGGCTCAGTTGCTGATCAAACATTTCTTTCAAACGCTGGTTGATGCGCAAAACGGTTTCTTGGTCCACGGTGAACTTCTTTTCAGGAAATGGAACTAAAATCTTCATCATTTCATATTTACCTTCTTTTTCCAACAAATGAAATTTGGAATAATCTCTTTTGATTGGATCAAGGATAATGGATGAGAAGTGACATTTGCCCAAACTGATTTTGAATGGTTCAACTTCATGGTCTTTGGCTATGAATTTTTTTAGATAGCCTTTAATCGGAATTTCAACGGTTATATGCATACAAATAGAATCCTAATTCGTTTATATTTTTCACCTGGCATCGTGCCATGATTTCGGGTGCAGCTTCTTCTGGCGTTTTGCCTTCAAAAATTCTGGAGAATGATTCAGGAATAACATGATGATCAAATGCAACAACAGAAACCAAATTGGCTTCATATTCTAAATTTGTTTCGGGATCATGTATAAGAACAGGAATTGGAAACATGGATGCTTTTAAAACTCCTGATTTGTATTTCGAAATCAAACCTACGTGACCGCAAAAATGAAATGCCGTGGCATTTGAAATGATGATTTTCTTTATTGACATGAAACAAATGTAATAAAAAAAATACACAATGATAGTTTTTAGTGTCAAAAATTGGTTTAAGTTTTCAAGAATAAAGTATTTTGAAAATTTTTATTTTCTGATTTGTAAAAAATGGAATTCAAAAAAAAATATTTTTTTGTAAAAAAATGGGCGTTTTTTTACCTTTTATGCTTTTCGGTGAATTTTTGTGCCAACGTGCCAACAAAACTATAATTAATTGATTTTTAAATACTTAATTTTTGGACAAAAACTGTACAAAAGTAGCGCAAAGCCTT